GTTATATAATTACATTGTTCATAGTGAAAAGTATCACCACCATACCTTTCCAGTAAGTAATCCAACTCTATCTACTACATGAACACACCCTCCAGTGAGATCCCTGTCACTTCGGTGACCGGGTTCTCTCTGTTTATGGGGCGTTCTAAATAATCCAACAGCATCTGTTGTTCTTCTTCCGTTAACTCCTGGAATAACTCTATCAATCTCTCTCTCATCATCAGCACCCCCTTCCGAACATTTGTTCGTATTATAAGGTAAGTGCTGTCCGATTGATGGTACAGTTACTTCCGCTTGCTGATGATGAACTTCATGTAGTTCTCCAGTTCTTCTTGTTCAGCATCAGACATACTGCTGATGGCATCCGTGAACTTTTTTATCCTGCTCTCTTCTTTTTCGGATTCATCTTCCTCATAATCTCTCATGCCCAGTATGACAAGAGGGGATACCTGGAGCACTTGTGACAGGGCATAAATCTTATCCCTTCTCATGTTGTCTATATGTCCGCTTTCCCAACGTGATACTGTTGCTTCACTGACACCCACTGCATCAGCCACATCCTGCATCATAAGACCCAGTTCGATCCTTCTTTTCCTTATAAAATCATTAACTTCCATTGCACACACCTCCGAGTGTATTTTATTACTTTATTAACAATTTCACAAGAGAGAAATACGAAAACGTAAAAATAACTTACGAAAACGTATTGACTTACGTAAACGTATATGATATCCTTTTCAGCGAGGAAAGATAATTAATTGAGTTGTGTAAAAATTAAGAAGGGAGGTGTGCCAATGTTCAACGAAAGATTGCTTCGATCCTACATTGTACTGCGAGGTCTTACCTTTGCACAAATGGCAGAAAAACTAGGGATTCATGAAGCAACACTGGGTCATAAGATTAAACGTGGTGGCACGTTTACGAGAGCAGAAATATACAAAATCAAGACAGTCCTGGAACTTTCGGACGAAGAACTGATTAGTATTTTTTTTGCCAATGAACTTACGTAAACGTAAGTGAGGGGGTGACAAGATGCAATATCCCAAACAGTTAATGAGTATCACGGAACTGACAAAACTTGGGTTTCCCCGTGACTTACTGTACAAGGCATCACATGCACAGGGAAGTGAGAAGTACATAATCCGTACCCCAGGTGGTGGGAAGATACTCTTTGACACGGAGAGATGGGAAAAGGTGAGGAGGAAGTGGAAATGAGGCAGGAAATAACCGGAGGAAAGAAACTGGGTGCTGTGCTGTTCTTTATTGGTTTGGTTTGCTTCGCAGCTATCATGCTTCTGATTGCATCGCACAACATGAGGCGCACCCATGAAGAGTTGATGGACAGCACGGATTATGTGATCGCCAGGAGCGAGGCCAGCATTGAAAGGTGGAATCATGGCAGAAGATAAAAGGTACAGACTGAAGATCCGTGGTCACGGTATGTGCAAATACTACTGCACGGATGGCAAGTTTTGGAACATCCGGGCAAATGCACACGTTAAGCCATGCCACTTCAAAGGAAGAGTTGATGCCCAAAACACATATGTCAAGTGGGCAAGGTTGTATCCGTCAACTGCTTCAGAATGGACACCGGAGATAGAAGAGGTCTAGTAGACAAGGTCTAATAGAGGGGAGGCTGATATGAACGGCAATCCAGTATCACAGGAAGAGATAGAACAGATCCGTGATATGAAACATCATGGCATGACGAATCAAGAAATCGCAAAAGAACTGAATCGGTCTGTTCGGACGGTACACAGGGTGTCATATCACTTTCTGTATCCGAGGGCAAAAGTGGAGCCAGGAGTGTACTACTGGTTAAAGAAGTGGTGGCACTGGGAAGTACCGGAAAAGTCAGAACCACAAGAACATTCGTGGTTCATTACACCATATAACTATCCACGCATGTGGAAAGAACAAAAACAAGAATAGGAGGGCATATGGCAAGCTTATACGAGTTAAAAGGGCAGTACCTGGAACTGCTGTCCATGATGGAAGAGGGAGCAGATGAGGAAACCATCAAGGACACACTGGAGGGCATCGAGGGAGAAATTGAAGTCAAAGCTGACAACTACGCAAGGATTATCAGACAGCTTGAATCCGATGCCAACGGTCTGAAGACAGAGATTGAACGCATGACAGACAGGAAGAGAGCACTTGAAAACCACGTTTCTTATCTCAAGAACAATTTGCAGGATGCAATGATTCTGACCGGGAAAGAGAAATTCAAGACAGACCTGTTCAGCTTCGGAATTCAAGCAAATCCGGCATCCGTGGTCATCGATGATCCCACAAGTATCCCGGCAGAATTTCTTATCCCCCAGGAACCGAAAGTGGATAAGAAGAGTATCAAGGAATACTTAAAGGATAACGAAGCTAACTGGTGTCATTTGGAACAAAGTCGTTCCATTCGTATTCGGTAAGGGGGTCGAGCATTGAGTGCATTGAGGAGTTTAAGACGTTATGTGGTGAAACGCACTATGAAGCATAACGGTATGAGCAAGATCTGTAAGAGTGGATTTTTTAGTAAGAACTGGAGGTACTGGTGATATGGCACTTACTATTATTATGGGCAAGTCCGGGAGTGGGAAGAGCAAGGCAATCATGAATCTGCCGTCAGACAAGACCCTTGTGGTCAATATCCTGGGCAAGGATTTTCCTTTCAAAAACAAATTCAAATATGTCATAAACGGCAGTGATATCAATATGATAATCGATCAAATCCGCAAGGCAGTTGCTAACGGTATCAAGATTATCGTCCTGGATGATGTTGGTTATATCCTTACCATCATGTTCATGAACAGACACAGGAACATGAAAGGTAACCAGTCATTTGAACTGTACAACGATATCGCAGATACCATGTGGAATCTCATCAACTTTCTCAAAACACTGCCGAAAGATGTAAACGTCTACATGAATTTCCATGAGGATACGAATGATTATGGGTCTACCAAGATTAAGACCATCGGCAAGCTGCTTGATGACAAGGTCTGCATCGAGGGCATGGTCACCATCGTGCTTCGTTGCATGTCAGATGATGGACGGCATTTCTTTAAGACCGTGACAGACGGCAATGACATCGTCAAAGCACCCATTGATATGTTCCCGGAAGAAGAGATGGACAATGATCTTTTGACTATTGATAACTGCATCAGAGAGTTCTACGGAACCAAAATCAAAGAAGAAACCAAACAGAAACCCAAGGAGGAAAACTAAATGATTAAACCGAAGTCCTATGACACCACCCCGGTAGGGTGGACAGCAGTAAAGCCTGGAGCACATACATGTATCATCAAAGAGGTGCGTGAAACAACGTCAAGGAATGGCAATCAGATGTTAGCTGTGTACTTTGACTTTGATGAGAATGATACACAGATGTCTTATTTCACTGAAATCTATAAACAGCATAAGAAGCAGTTTGGGGATGATGCGAAGTGGAGAGGGTGCTACTACATCACTCTGTGTGGTGAGTACGCAACAGCCAATATCAAAAGGTTCACAACAGCAGTTGAGAGGTCTAACAAAGGGTTTGTGACCCAGTGGGATTTAGTTCCGGGAGATGGCACTTTCTGTAACTGCTTCAAAGGCAAGAGGGTTGGTATGGTGTTCAGACAGGAAGAATACCGTAAGCAGGATGGATCTATCGGCAAGAGCACAAAGCCTTTTAGGGTCTGCGAATATGGCAAGGTGAAGGAAACCAAAGTGCCGGACGTAAAGAGACTGCCGGAAGAACCTACCCCGGTGTTAAGCAATGACCCCGTCATGGCAGCGGAAGGATTCTACGAAGTGCCGGAAGGTTTTGAATCAGATATGCCGTTTAACTAGGAGGTGGTGAGATGGTTTATATCGGCATAGATCCCGGAGCAAAGGGTGGCATCGGCATTATCAATGAAGAGACATTTACAGAGTTTGCGTTTCCGTATAGCAACGAGGCACTCATAGATGTCTGCCAGTTATATCAAGACAGAGCCTCTGTAGTGGTCGAGAACGTCCATGCAATGCCGGGGCAAGGTGTTACCTCAATGTTCACGTTTGGACGCAATTTTGGGTACATCATTGGTGTTCTAGAAGCATTCCAAATGCCATATACACTTGTAGATCCACGAACATGGAAACACCACTTCGGAATCAGTGCCGATAAACAATCATCTATAGACAAGTGCAAGGAATTGTACCCCGGCATAAATCTTCTGCCCACCAAGCGGAGCAGAAAAGAATCAGACGGAATGGCAGAAAGTTTGCTCCTCTCGAATTACTGTAAATTGTTGGAGGAAAGAGCATGAGAGTCAAAATACCAAACTGTAGCTGTGGAGGACAGGCAGTACTTTATGACAAGGGAGATATTGCAATTATCAAATGTTCAGAGTGTTCGCAATTTGTAACAGAGGGTAGCAAGGAAATGGCAGTACAAGAATGGAGGGTTAGGATTGGACAGCAAAAAAAGAAAGTACAGTGACGTAGCAGTATGTCCGTTATGCGGTGAGTTTGATTCGATATGGGTGACAGACAAAGACAATTACGATCACAACTACAAACAGAACAATGGTGCTTGTGTTGGAATCAATTGTGTCAGATGTGGACTGGAATTATATGCGTATTCCGTTGAACACGAACACAACTCTTACGAATATATTCGGTCACAGGCATCCCATAAGTGGAACAGGTTGTCAGACAAGATTTGGAAGGTAAATAAAGATGGCACAGTATAGATCAATTCAGCTTTCATTTTGGACGGATGCAAAGGTGATAGATGACTTTACACCGGAAGACAGATACTTCTATCTGTATCTTATGACAAATCCGCATACCAATCTTTCCGGGTGCTACGAAATCTCAATGAAGCAGATGGCAGATGAAACTGGGTATTCCAAAGAAACGGTACAAAAACTGTTAGCCAGGATGCAGGATATTCACAAGGTAATCGTGTATTCCAATGTCAGTAAGGAACTGCTGATTATCCATTGGAGCAAGTATAACTGGACTAATTCAGATAAACTGCGGACTGCTGTTTCAAGGGAAATCTCATCTATCAAAGACCAAAACTTCAAAGAGTTTCTGACAGGTATTTATGAGGGTGATGATACCGTATCTATACCGTATCCATACGGTATAGATACAACTATTACTAATACTAATACTATTAATAATACTAATTCTAATATTACTACTCATAAAAAGATACCTAATAGATTTATTCCACCAACCTATGACGAAGTGTCTGCCTATGCAATTGAGATTGGGTCATCTGTCAATGTCGATAACTTCCTGGACTACTACGAATCAAATGGTTGGTTGGTCGGAAAGAACAAGATGAAAGACTGGAAAGCAACATTCAGACGTTGGAGCAGAGAAAACAAGAAGACAACATCCAGTCAGTTAGATGCGATTATGAACGCATGAGGTGATTATGAGTAGAGAAGACATAAAAAGATTACTGGGAATGATAACGATTACCTATCCGAATTTTAAGCTTAACGATCCTACGTTGGCAGTGGATGTGTGGCATCGCATCCTGGAACCGGACGATGCACAAAATATCTTCGATGCATTTTCGGTCTATGCGAGGACAGATACATCCGGGTTTGCTCCGTCACCAGGCAAGCTGCACATGATGATGGCAGACAGACTGTCCGATGAGATTGATGAGGGAGAGATAATGACAATCCTCACAATGGCAAGCAGGAATGCCAACTATGGATTCCAGGCTGAATTTGACAAGATGCCAAGGGCATTACAGAAAGCTGTCGGAAGTCCTAC